CTGACCCGCCTGTAGATACAAATCAGTGGGCAAGCATGTACCAGCTTCCAACCGATTTGATCTTCCTTATCACTGTTTCTCCTGACAACCACTACAAAGTATATGGCGATAAGCTGTACAGCAACTCCAGTGGCGCTCTGTATGCTGATTACACGCACAACGCACCAGAAGATGAGTGGCCTCCATACTTTGCAAAGATGATCGAATACGCATTGGCTATGGACTTCGCTGCAAGCATTAGAGACAGCTCTACAGCTAGGCAAGAGATGGCCGCAGCGTACGTAAATGCGTCCCGTATGGCGCGTTACACGGACTCTCAGCAGCATCCTCAGCAGCCTATTAAGAGCAACCCATTTGCTAATGTGAGGTACTAATGGCCAAGACTCGATTCATTCAATCGAGCTTCGTTAGCGGAGAGCTATCCCCGCTTCTGAAAGGCCGTATTGATATCAACCAGTATTATCAGGCGGTAGAGGCTGCCGATAATGTTGTGATCGTCCCTCAAGGTGGAATGCGTCGGCGTCCGGGCACTTCGTTTGTAGGTCAAGGCGTAGATACACTGGTGGTTGATTCATGGACCGGGACCATGCCGAATGGCGGCACTGTTGCAAGTCTCAATGACAACAACCGAAGCACTAGCACACAGACGACAACCCCGCCCGGCACTACAACCGACTGGGTGTTTGTTGATTGCGATGTAAGCCTAGCATTCGGCAATATTGTATTTATTGAAGTGACCGACATGTTTACGACTGCCGGTTCCACTAGCGACATGATGTTTCAGTATTCGACCGATGGCGGTACAACGTGGGTGGACCAGCAAGCCATTCCATTGATCGGCACGAATCCTCAAAACTTCCGATTCCCTGTTGATCCTGCATCGGCGATTACCGATTGGCGCATCATTCGTGATGGCAGTGACAGCTTTGCGGGTAATATCGGCGCGTCCGGTGTTAATTATTACTACAGCGGTGGCAATGGAGACAGCAGAACCAAGCTAGAGAGCTTTGAAGTTGAAGCTGACCGCAACTATTTGGTTGAGTTTACGCCCGAGAACATCCGAATTTATCGCACTGACGCGGTAACTGGCGACCCTGTTCAGCGAGTCATCGACATAACGCCAATTTGGGAAGGCTACCCCGGCGGCATATTTGGCGGTGTTAACGTTAATAGCATCCGAACAGCGACGGTTGAGAACGTCATGCTGATCGTGGGCAACTTCCAGCCCCTCCGATTGGTTAACTTGGGTACGGATACAGATTGGTCGCTTGATGAGATCCCATTCTCTAACGTCCCTCAGTTTGATTACGACGACGCACAAAGCCCAACGCCTACCAGCGAGATACAGGTGATGACTCTGGGGCATACCGGATCGGGACAATGGAAGCGTGGCGACCGTTTTGAAGTAGATATTGAAAGCGTGGTGTCAAAGTCCATTAGCTATGCGGGCGACTCAACTGCCGATGAGCAAGCCGCGACTGTCTTCAACATTCAGAAGAACCTGCAAGACATGCCGGTCTTTGGTGAGACGGGGGTACTGGTAGAAAGAACCGGAACCCGAGAGTATACGATCACCATATCCGGTGAATCTGCCAAGGATTTCGAGCTATTCTCTGCGTATGTAACCGAAGGCTCTGCCGACCACGAGATAGACTTTACCAAGACGCAATCAGGCTCCCCACGTAAAGAGGATGTTTGGTCGTCTACCCGTGGATGGCCCAAGACTATTTGCTTTTATGAAGGCCGACTGGTTATTGGCGGCACGTCATCTAAGCCACAGTCCTTATTCATGTCTAAGTCTTCTGACTTCTTTAACTTCGACATCGAAGAAGCGGATGATGACGACGCGATCTTTGCAACCATATCCTCTCGTACACTGAATGATATTGTTGACGTTTATCCCGGCAGAAACTTGCAGATATTTACCTCTGGCGCAGAGTTTGCTGTAACGAGTAAGCCGGTAACCCCTAGCAATATTCAGATCACGCCACAAACGTCACATGGGGCAAGCAATGTCGAAGTAAAAGACGTGGACGGCTCGACGATATTCATAGATCGCTTTGGTAAAGCCCTGCTGACGTTCCTGTATTCGTTCAATGAGGACGCATACACGAGTGATGATCGCTCTGTTCTTGCTAGTCACTTGATTAAACAGCCCCGTGATATGGCTCTGCTGGCGGGTACTGCCAGTGACGACGCTAACTGGCTGTTCGTTGTTAACGATGATGGCACTGCAACCGTCCTAAACACGCTGAGAAGTCAGGACATTAACGGCTTCACTAGCTGGACGATGGATGATGCGGAAGTAACAAACGTCACGACCGTGGGCGATAAGCTATTCATGGTTGTAGGTCGTAACCTTGGCCCAAGTGCTGGCGATATTTCCATTGAGCAATGGGACTTCACCCGATTACTAGACAGCAGTGTACGAAAGACCGCGACGAGTGGGACCATTGATGGGTTAGAACACCTCGAAGGCGAGACTGTCTCAATTGTCACCCGTGGCGATGATAGCGGCGAAAACGACGGGTTCGTATTAGCTGACCAAACGGTATCAGGTGGCGAGATAAATCTGCCCGCACCGTACAACACGGGTTATCCAACACTTGAATATGAGGTTGGGCGTCGATTTATACCCGTTATTAAGCCCATGCCACTGAATACAAACATCGGATCAGGCCAGAACCAGATGCGATTGAAGAAAATCGTACGCATGAACGTACGTGTCTACGAGTCTTCTGGCATCTACATTGACAACCTGCCTGTTCCTATCCGAGCTTTTGGCGCATCGGGCGACACATCGCCACTCACAAGCAATTCTATTGTTCCTATTAGTGGCATAATAGACGATGTTTACGATATTAACGGATGGGGTAGAGATATTGTGCCGACGATTACGTGTCCAGATCCTACTCCCATGCACATACAGATGATTGAATACGAGATCGAGGGTAACTAGATGGACCCGTTTACTATATTGGCGACATTGGCTGCGATTTCTGGGGCGACATCCGCCTACGGTCAAGTGCAAGCTGGTAAAGCTCAAGAGGCAAGTTTTAAAGAGCAAGCGAGGCAGGAAGAGGTAGCCGCTCAAAGTCAGGAGCTGGCACGTCGGCAGGAACTAAACCGAGCATTGGCGGCGAATGCGGCGGCACTCTCGACCGCAGGAATATCTGGGGAAGGCACACCAGCAAGTTTATCGTTGGAAAGTGCAAAGCAAGCAGGTCTTAGCGAGATGACTATTGACCTATCAGAGCGCCTGCGAAGGGCGTCATTAGAGCGTCAAGCACAGGCGGCAAGACAGCAGGGTCAATTAGGTGCGGCAAGTACGCTATTACAAACAGGCGTGCAAATTGCGACATTGGATCCCGGTGCTGGCGGCGGAGAAGGCGGTTAATAATGGCTCAGAAGCGCATTGATTACTACGGCAGGTTTACACCAACAGGCGTAGATACGTCTCAGGCTAAACGTCTAGAGACATTGTCTGGCTTGGCCGAACAGGTCGGCGGCATTGCGTATGATGTTGCTTCCGGCATTCAAGAGCGCAGAGGCTTACAAGCTGGTCTTGCGGCTGGGCAAGAGGCAGCAGAGAAAGGCGAGATCATTGAGACGCAGAAAGGCTTTTTGTCGCAGATCTCTATATTTGATCAGGCATACAACAATGCACTTTCAAAGGCATACGTTGCTGGAGTTGATAACGATGCACGAGAGAACATTAACCGACTGCTGACTGATAACCCGGATGACATTGAAGCGTTTGATGCGGCAGTTAACTCGTATCGAACAGGCGTCACACAGAACATAGCCGATGAGTTCCGACCACTGATCGACCAGTCAATGGATCAGATGATCTCTAGCGCCCGGTCACAGGTGCATCAAGCGCAGACTGCCAAGAACCTCAAGAACGCAGACGACACACTGATTCGCTCCGGTCAAACAGCAACCGATGCGGCATTGAAAGCGGCGCGTATTGGTGACGATGAGTCGGCAATGATTGGGCGTATGAATGCGTTTTCAGCTTTTGATGCGCGTGTTGAGGCTGGAACAATGACCCCAGCGGCGGCTGAAACTGCAAAGCAGAACCTTATAGTAGCCACCGAAGGCGAGAAAGCCCGAGGCGGATTGCAAGCTATCATCAAGAATCGTGGTGCGTATGCGGCGGTTGAGTTTATCAATGCGGTAGCTGAGACGCCTGTTAGTAACTTCACGCTCGAACAGCAGGAAAATCTTGCGGATGTCCTACGTGCTGACTTAAATGAGTACATTGCACTGACCAACATCCAAGAAACACAAGCTGAGGAAGCACTGAAGGCCCGTCAAGGCGAGAACTTTACTAGCTTGTACGTTGGCATTATTAATGGCGAAACGGATATGGGTGACATTACCCGCACAGCCATGTCGGGAGGGTTAAGCAAAGAGGATTTAAGATCCCTCACTAACGTAATGAATACTCGTGGACAAGGTATAGATAACTATGAATTTATCTATGGCGTACAAACGCAAATGTATGAAAACCCTGAGTATGCGCGAAAGCTATTAATTGATAATACTGGCGGCCTTGTAACAAGTAAAACCGCTTTAGATTTACTTAATGCACTCGATCAAGAGCCTATCCTGAACACGGCAACAGCCAAGCGCTATAGAAATTTCTTAAAAAACAATGTGGCTACTACCGACTTGCTTGGAAACATTACTGGCGAGAACAAAGAGCGGGCAACATTCTTGATGTTTGAGTTTGATAATCGAGTCTTGGCAGGTGAGAAGCCGGAGGCAGTGGCATTGGATCTAGTGTCTGTTGATGACATCCTCAGAAAGAACTTTGATAGAGAGTTTGAAAAACTTGAGCAAGAGTTTGCTGACGGCCTGAGTGACACCGAATACGACGAAAGGTTCCAGTTGCTAACGACACAGCAACAACGTATGGAAAACTTTGAGAACATGATGGCTGATATTAAGAGAGGACAATAATGTCTAGAGCAAAACTAATTGAACTCTCTCGACGTGCATTAGATGGCGATGAAGCCGCTGTTGCAGAGCTAAGATCGACTGATAGGTCTG